TTCTATCTTAGCAACATATAATCTTTGGAATCTAGTTTTACCTGTAAGTTGCACTGTTATAGTATCTTCATCTACTAATCCTAACCAATAATCCGGTAGTTGAATAAATCCTTCTGTACTATCTGCGGTTTCTAATGCTCCTCTAACATACACACCATGTTCCGGCCCTTCAAGAGAACCGTGATGCAGCCTCATGCTTTCCTTCGTTGGATGTTCTATATCGAAAGACTTGGTAGTTGCTTGAATATGACCTACAACGTGTAATTCTGATGCAGGAGTCGCAGTGCCTATTCCGACATTCCCATCAGACAAAATACGCATTCTCTCAGTTGGTACTGTAGTGGCATCTCCACTTGTTGCTCTTGTACCAAAAACTAAGTCTCCCGTACTATTACTACCTGTTCTTACATGACCGATATAAGCACCCGCAAAACTACTACTACTACCACTTTCTGAAAATACTATTTGTGGGCCTTCTCCGTTAGTAGCACTATCTCCTGTAAGCATGATATGGCCATTAACAGTATTAAAAGTCGAAGCGGCTCTAATTTCTAATGGGAAGGAAGGGGTCGTATCACCTATTCCGACATTCCCCTCAAAGACAGCAGCATATCCGTATTGGTCTGTTCTATCGTTCTTTACATGGAGAGTAGGGTTGTCCACATATATGCTGTCATCATGGAGATAGACCAATGGGGTGGATGTGCTTGAATCGTTTCTATACACCTTCAAACCGTGAACTGCACCATCAGCCTGTTCAATATCTAATGCGGCGTCAGGAGAAGTAGTACCTATTCCTAAACTACCATTTTTAAATCTAGCAACTTCACCACCATCTTCTCTAAATCTTATACCGTCATTAGCATTTATAGAAAGTCCATCGGGGCTTGCTCCCGAATTAGACATATCCCAAACTGTAATAGATGGTTGGTCTGTAGTCAGAAATCCTTCTCTAAAAAATAAACCTGCATCTTCACCAACATTGTAAGCATCAATTAACACACTACCCTCGACATGAAGTTTAGTATCGGGGTCTGTCGTGCCTATTCCGACATTACCTCCTTCTTTTATCGTGAATCTTGTTGTAGCCCCTGCACCGTTTTCATACACTTCAAACGCATCATTAGAGTTCTGCCCTACCGACCAATCCACCGTTCCATTAGTAGCAAACTCAACTGCATGGTAATTATCGCCACTGGAGGGTCTGTTTAATCTAAGTCCCTGTCCCGCTTGGTTAGCAGCAGGAGTATCTATTTGCAGTTGAGCAGTAGGATTCACACCACCTATTCCTAATTTTCCGTCATCAGTAATACGCGTTGTTTCAGCCCAAGTAGCATTTCCGCGCCTACTGTAAAAGATAAGGTCAGTTCCACCGCTTGTATCTACATTCTGTATTTTGAAACCATAACCGGCTGACCAATGCGAAGACATGAACTCGATAGGCGCAGATTGCCCTCCGGCAGAGTCTTTGCCTACTCTTATACCCTTAGTTTCGACAAAGGCTGCTGTTGAGCCACCTGTGCTACCTGTATCTAAAGCGCCACCGTAGCCCGATACTCCATCAACATCTAACAGTATTGAGGGACTCGTCGTACCTATTCCTACTTTGCCCGCTGAATTAATACGCATTCTCTCAAGAGAGGCAGTATCAGCGTCTTGGTCATCAGGCGCAGTGAAGAATGTCAGATGTCCTCCCTTCTCAGTAGCCGAGTGGTCTTGAGAGGCAAAGGCCGCGATACCAGCAGATGCCTCTGTTGCTTTTGAAGGCGCAGCGCCATCTTTACTATCAAAACCAATCGCACCGAGTAAAGCACCGCTAGAAATAGTGGTATTCCTGTTTACTATGGTCACTCCATCATCGAAATCAGAGGCTTGATGAAACACTGTGAAAGATGTTAATGGGTGTGCACCGTAGTTATTGACGGCTAACTTACCATCAATGAATGTCATACCGACGCTGCTTGCCGTATCATCATCTTGGTTTGTCGGTGAGAACATGAACTCCATGTATCCCCCCTTGTCTCCTGTACCGTGGTCTTCTCTTGCCTTAGCGACAATAGCAGCAGATGCCTCCAATATGCTGCTGGGTATGTTGCCGTCATTCGAGTCGAATCCTATGCCACCTAGAAGGTTGTTTGCAGCAGTAGAAGAAGAATCATCTCTTGTTATCAGAATACCTTGCTTACCATCAGCCATGTCTCCTGAGATATGTAGTAGGTTGGAGGGTTCTGTAGCATCGAAAAATATAGAACCTAACCCTAATTTACCCGCAGCGGTAAGTTTCATCCTCGTAGTTCCTCCTCCTGTTTGGAAGAACATGTCGTCATCAGCATGGAGAGTCAAGTCATCATCTGCGAGTAGTGATACATCACCGCTGTCACTGGCAAAAAGGATGGAGTTCGGTTGGCTAGGATGTAAGTGCATGTATGTCCCTAATCCCGCTACTCCAAGGCGAATCTTGTCTAGATTCAACTCGATTCCCTGTGTGGTCGTCACTTGGCTGGTAGTAGGTGCAGAGGCTTGCCATGTGGTGCTGGTGTTGTAGGTGACAGTGCAAAGAGTCGACTTGTCCAAGGATAACTCATGCACGTCGATTCCTGTGTAGGATGTGTTCTTCTGAACCCACAGTTCCATGACCTCGGTGTTTCCACCGCTTCCATTACCTGTACTCCATATCTGAAAGGCATCCTGATTGAAGATGCCCGTTCCACCCTTGCTCAGGAAAGCCACATCAGCCGTGTAAGCATCGCTAGAGCCGTTTGACCTGAACTTGACGTGTATTATAGCACTACCAGTAGTACCGTTGTCCTTCGTGGTTATCGCAAGTATGGCATTCGCATCTCTGTGGCTGTTGCCGTCAGGGTCGAATGTCATCAACTTAGCATAGTAGTTGGCAGTGCTGTTTCCTGCTGATGCCACTGTGGACTTCGGGTCTATCGTGGCCTTCAGTGAGGTGGCGGTAATTGCACCATCGACCTCCAACTTGGTAGAAGGAGACGTAGTGCCTATCCCTACATTACCGTCTCCCTCTATTACCATCCTCACGTTAGAGGTAGACCTGTCTGCGGCTACTCTTGTATGGAACTGTATGTCTGCTGCGGAGTTGTTGTACAATGCAGCGATGTGCGCTATCCCTGCGCCATTATCGTACCACATCTGCATTCCTTCACCAAAGGAATTGCCTTGACCGAGCATCTCTATTGCAGGGTCAGCACCTGCATTGTCTGTTCCTGTGATTCGTATTGAGGGGTGTGTATCACTAGATACGTGTAATATGGTGTCGGGACTTGCAGTGCCTATACCGACTTTTGCATCATCTATTGTCATCGTCAGTTCCGCTGAGTTGGTAGATGCGTCAGAGTTATCGGAGTACAGTCTGATTTTACCGCTATGTCCGGGTATCAGGTCTATAGTGTTCCATAACGTAGTGCCATCTTGACCGATGGTTATTTTATTACTATTTGAGCCGATTATCTGTCTGAGATAACCATCAATCTCCTTGAAGAGCACAGCATCGCCATCGAATACTATACCTGCTACCGTAGATGTATCACTGCCACTGCCTGTTATTGCCGAGTATGTTCCAGTTGGGTCTACTTTTATAGTACCATTCACGTCCAAATTAGCAGTAGGGGAATTAGTGCCTATCCCTAGACTGCCCGCTATACTGGATGTTCCAGTTCCGTCTACTTGCAGCCCCTTCCTTACTCTGAAATCTTTTTCTCCCATATCCCTTTCACCATAATTTCACTATCCATCATGTCTTGATTAGTTGTGTCGCAGTCACGGCATACGCGCCAGTGAAGTTGCTCCCAGTGCTGTTCGTGAACTGCAAGGCTATATGTGTATCTGACCCAGTGCTACCGGGGTCTGTCAATACTACGTTTAATCCGCCTAGCGTAGTGCCGCTGCTCATGTATGCGTAGGTGGTTATCATCGTATCATTAACACTTGCAGGGCCATTTGCCCCCTTGTAGGATACGAGCACCTCGAATGCATCCGTGTCTCCACCGTTAGCCTCGTCGATGACGTGTCCCACGAACTTGACAGTCCTGTAAGTGCCGAATGCGAATGATGCTATGGTAACCGCACTGTTATTGACGAATGACTGATTAGTGTTCGTCGAGGTGTCGAGCACTGCTACTGAGTCTACGCTCAGGTTGCTGGCAGTCAGGTTTGTGAATGTACCAGCGGCAGCAGTAGAGCCTCCTATGACGGAGTTGTCTATCGTACCGCCGCTTATCGTCAGGGCATCAGCGACATATGCATCGGTGATTGCAGTCCCGTTCCAAACACCAGTGGTTATCGTGCCGACAGTCGCTAGTCCTGCTGCGCTCGTCACACTGCTACCGATTGTCGTGGCACTGAGTATCGAGACGTCGTTTATCTTGTACTCCTTACCCGTATTCAAATTCAGGTGGGTATTCGCCTCGAAAGCATCGGGTGCGTTCTGATAGGTGAATGAGGGGTTTGTCGCACCAGTGCACTCAATCTCCAACCCCGCTCCATTCGCATTGACTAGACTGTTATTGCCCTTGGCCACGGTGATGAGGGCGTCCTCCACCTCCAGTTCCTGTGTGGATACCGATGTCGTAGCACCGTCCACGACCAAGTTCCCGGCTATCGTGACTGTGGAGGACGCTGCTGCCGCACCGCCCGTGATGGTAAGCACGTTTTCGATACCGCCGCTGTTGCCGGAAGTGGCTACTGCGAATTGCATCGAACCCTTCTCAGCACCGGAAGTGACATCTGCTGCTCTCACTTTTATCATACCGAAGTTTTGGTTGTTTCCATTGCTGTCATTGCCGTACCACTCTATCATACCGAAGTCATCGTTGTTCTGACCTGCTTCAGAGCCGCCCCTGTTCGTCACGAATCTAAGAACTTGACCATTTACAGAATTACCGGAATTGGATTTTGTGTTCTTCAGTACTAGACCGACAGCACCAGTTTCTGTACCAGTCTGAGTGAGTTGGCCAGTGCTTGAGTTGAATGTGAGGTTAGTCCCTGTCTTCGGCGCTAGGCTTCCGCTCGCTGCCGTTGCGAATAGCGGGAAGCATGTGGTGTCTGATGACTCGTCCGCCACTGTAACTGTGCCAGCGTTCCCGGTGATGTTCAATGGAGGGGTGTATGTGAAGACACCAGTACCGGAGGCATATGATAGAGCACCACCGCCCGATGCCGATGCAGTGGATACAGAAAGGTCGCTGAGTGCTATTCCACCGCTCTGCGCTACCCAAGAAAGTGTACCATTAGTCGTAGATTGCAGAACCTTGCTAGTACTGGAGGGGAAATCAGTAGGTAGGGTGTAAGTCTGAGCACCAGTGTTGTTTGAAGAAATGGCATTGGACGATGCTACGAATCTGATTTCCCTCTCAGCAGCACCACTCGTTGCCCCTGTGAAGGCAAGATACGCGCCGACTCTGCTTAGGGTGGTATTCCCGCTTGTATCGATTTCAAGACGGGCTTGGCCAGTTCTCATTGGGTTTGAGGAACTGTCTGCGATGTTGTCATAGTCCTTGTTTATGTAGCCAATGGCATACTTACCAGTCGTGGCCTGTCTTCCTGCTCCCCATGCATCACCAGTTCCGCTGTCCCCTACCGTGTAGATAGAACCTTGACCTGTGAATGGTGCATTCGTTCCGTTATCTATGATGTAGACGCCGCCCATCTCCTCAACGTTCATTGCGTCTAGGTCTTCGTTGGCTATGTCGCTGTGTATCCTGACCTCTGCGTACTTCAGTGTATTCTGAGAAGCAGCACTGCCACCACCACCTAGGTTAGCACCTGATGCTACGAAGTCACCATTCACCTGTAGCAAGGTGTTCTGTTCTCTAGCAGTACCGTTGATTCTTGCGTGGCTGTTTGTCAGTAGCGTGTAGGTTTCGAAAGCAGTGGTGGTTATCGACGTGGCAGCAGAGACCGTACCTAGGTTGGCTATGGTAGTCCCGGCGAACGTGCTGTTCTTGCCGAATATGATTTGGTCATCATTGAGAGTCGTCTTGAACTTGATGAAGTTGTGCTCTGTTGCGCCGATGTACTTGATTATACTGAGCGCATCGGCTGAGTCATGCTTGAGTTTAATCACACTGGATGTGCTGTTCGCCCCGCTGAAGTCGATGGTCAGACCGACGGATGCGCTGTCGACGCTTATGCCGTCGACGTTTATGTGGCCTACGTTGGTTATGTTCCCTTCTCCCATATCGATGGAGGTGAAAGAACCCGCAGCAGGTGTATTCCCACCGACGATGCCGTCTATCGGCCCTACGAATGCAGTGGATGTTATCGATGTGGCAGCGGAGACAGTTCCTAGGTTGGCTATAGTCGTGCTAGCAAACGTACTGTTCTCACCAAAGACGATTTGCTCACTGCCGTTAGTGGTTATGAACTTCATGTATGAGTTAGAAGCCTCTGTGATGTTCAACGCATCAGCGAGATTGTCTCCAAGAGTCAGTTTGGATGTAGCGGTATTACCACCACTAAAATCCACATTGAGACCAGTTCCTGCTGCATCGACGCTTATGCTGTCTGCGTTTATGTCACCGACGTTGGTGATGTTTCCCTCACTCAGATTGAGACTCGTGAATGTCGCAGATGTGCCTGTGATAGCGACGCCATCGATAGTACCGCCGTTTATGTCGACTTTGGGGATGAAGACGCTGCCAGTACCCTTTGGTGTGAGGGTTAGATTCGCGTTAGCAGTGTTACTGTGGGCTGTTACTTCTATTTCGTTTCCTCTTAACTCAAGACCACCTGCTGCTAGTAGGTCAGTCTGATGTCCATGCGTGCTGAACTCCTTCGCGAATACTATGGCGTCTGCATTAGTGCTGCCACTTGGGTTGAGGACTAGGAGATTCCCGTCACCGACTATCAGGCCGTCCTGTGTGCGGAAGTCTAGTTTTGCCATCTAATCACCTCCATCATGCTGTCATCCCCTGCCAAGATAACTTAATTGCGTATTGGTCTCCGTTCTCTGAGACGGGCGTAGTCACGTCCAAGCGGACATTGTTTGCATTTATACTTGCATCGAAGGTGCAGAAGTCGGTGGTAGTGTCGGTTCTAACGCTGCCGTACGCCACTCCCTTCGCCGTCGTTCCATTGTGGGTGATTATCACCTCGTGGGACTCGTACCTATAGGGAGTGTTGTCTTGGCCGTTGTTCACCAATTCGACGAGAACCTTCGCAGTCCTGAACTGGGCTTTGTCGAATAGCGTTATGCTGTGGGCGCTGCTGGCGTTGGCGCTGCTGATGGAGGAAGTGAGATATTCGAAGCCCACGCTCTTCATCTGCAAGGTTGCTAGCGGCGTGCCCTGCTTGATACCCACCCTGTCGTTGCCAGTGTCCACCTTCAGGACGTCTGTGGCTATTGCCACTGTGCTGCTGCCTGTGATTGTGGTGGCGGTGAGCGCACCGCTGTTCAGCGATGTGAAGTGGCCGTTGTTCCATGGCCTCACGCTTGTGCCGACGGTCTTGTTCTCGTTGGCTTTAGGTACTATGTTCTCGCTGAATGCCCATCCTAGGACGTTGGTAGTGTTGTCGTAGAGTATGGACTTGACGCTATCTCCTTCGGTGATGATTCCAGCGCCGTTGATAGAACTGTCTCCACCTGTTCCCTTTCCGACTTCTATGGTCAAGTCCTCGACCTCTATCGTACCTACGTTAAGGGTCGTGCTATTACCGCTGACAATCAGGTTACCAGTCACAGTCAGGTCTTGGTTGACCGTTAGCGTACCAGCATGGCCGATGTGGGTTATGGTGCTCAGGTCGGATGGTAGGTCGGCGCTTGCTATTGTATCAAATATAATTGCATCACCGTTACCGTTGACTTGCAGGAACTTGTTAGCCGCACCAGTGAAGTTGTTCGGTGTGTCTGTGAGACCTAGAATAGTGGTTGCACCGACGCTATCTCCATCGAGCAGAATCTTGGTAGCGCCTAGGTAGAGTCTGTTGTCGTCGCTATCCACCCACAGCGTCTCTGCTGCGGTAGTGCCGGGGTTGGTCGCCACTTTCGTGAACTCTATCCCAGTCGGATTCTCCAGCAGGTTGTTCATAGAAACCTTGCCGTTTATAGTAAGCACGTTTGAGGAGTAACTAAGGTCTGAAGACGCAGAGAAGTTGTTGCCATTCTTCAATTGAATCTGCCCATTGGTATCACCACCGACTGTGGTGTTAGCGTTTCCTGAGACGAAGGCTTGTTGCCAACCATTGTCTGCACTAGCACTTCCTGTAATACCCGTGTACACAAATATGATGCTTTGCGCTGGTGCTATGTTGTATGTGTTAGCACCTGTCTGATTCTCACTGCCAGTAGTGCTTCCTCCGGGGGAAAACACAACCGTAGTAGAATCTTGACTGTAATTATAAACGTTAATTGTGTGGCTTAACGGGAAGTCATCTATTGGAATTAGTTTTCGAGTAACATTGCTTCCTCCAGTGGCAGTGAGAATGAAAGTAGTCCCGTCATCTTTCCTGAATGATATATCCGCATTCATGTTAGTGTCTCTTTTCACAGCATTAGGCCCTAGCCTCCAAGAGTACCTAGCGCTACCTTGCTCACCACTAAAGAATAGAACACTGTCATCACTCTCGTTCTTGGTCATCCATAACGCACCGAACTTAGAGCCTGAAAACGAGCCATTCTCATTACTACCTCCATGCATACCATCAAGCAAATCGTGCTTGTTGATTCTATTGGTGTACACCTGTACGTCATCCTTCGTCATTGGTGCGAAATAGATAGGGGCATTGGGACGAATGAATGTACGCATGTCGTAGATGTCTGTGACATTCAGATTCCTATCCCCACCTGATGTGTCTCTATTGACTTTGAGAACCGCTAGCACAGTGCTCTGCTTGCTAGAGAGGGCTGACTTTGGGTCATTGAGGAATGCTTCAGGAGTGACTGGGAATCCACTTGTTACTGGAGTGCCCATCTCGACCTGTATATGTGAACTACCTCCATTGGTGGATACATAGACGACGAGGAGAGCAGTTTGATTATCATCGGTGAGTACAGTACCCCCACCTTCTATCGTTGCTGAGCCGAGTGTCAAGGTGAACGTCTTGGGGCTGTTCTCTCCAGCCTCTTGAGTTCCGTCAGCATCAGTGTCGTATCCACCGCCGAAATCCACCAGCAGACCGTCTATCATAGCGTATCCTCCCTTTATCGAGAGTACGTTGGTCGATGCTGTGATTGCTCCCGGCAGACTTGCTGGTGTGTTTCTGATGCCCGATGTGCTTGTCGCAGCATCCTCATACAGCATGATACCATTACCGTGTATCGCTTCATACAGATTGGTAAGAGAGGGAGAAAGCAGGAAGTCACCATCGGTGAGGTTTTCCTTGATATTACCGCTTAGTGGATTAGCCATTCTATTGCACCTCTATTACTAATTGTATCTTGACTTCATTGTTCACACTCTTGTCAATCGGCCTGAAAACATGTCGAGTAATTGGTGTGAACCCATTCGTACCACGTAGTTGCACGAAGACTTCCTTCAAAGTTTCATCGTAAGAATCGGCTGTTGTGAGCGTACCTTCGACCAATAATGTCGCATTATCTAGTATTTTCACAGTTGGCGATATAGTCACAGCGGGACGTCCAGCAGCACCATCTGACGAGGTTGCGGGAGTACCGTCGAATCCTATCACCATCTCATTGATGTTGTTCGCTACTGTTTCTATCATTAGTCTCTTCAAATGGTCGTTTGCTGGCATTATAAATCACCTCTCATTGTTACTGATGTTCCCTTGTTCAGTCCTAGAACCTTATAGTTCCCACCTATTCTACCTCTATTTCCGTTCCTCCCAATCAGGAAGCCGTTCTTCGCTACTCTAGTTAGAGTAATCATCGGAACTATGGTAATGTCTAATGTGTTGAAGAATGAGAAGTTCTCCTCCTTTATTTGCTGCGTCGTCTCGGGATTCCTAACGGCAGATTCGGTTATACCCGTTTCGAATATACCTTGTAATATACCGTCTATACCGCTTTTCACGCTTGTAAACACAAAGTCTGAGACTGAGCGTGCCATCTTATGAGTCGCTTCTATGATGACGTGCTTCTGACCGTCGTACATCACTATGTCTCCCGGTCTCAAGTCGAATGCAAATGGATGACCATTTGTCTCTATCCTACCTTGCATGGCGTTATTTGCCTTCAGCATCTTTCTAGCGACTCTTCTTGCTTGTTGCATCGAGGTGATAGATGCGTCGAACACGGGTGTTATGTTCTCTATGACGTCGTTGTCGAATCTTCCTTGCTGTCTAGACCTATCATCCATGGTAACTAGGAGTTCCTCATTCATGGCTATTCTCCTACCTCTCACTGAAACTCTGTTCTGACTGTCTTCTACCGGTATGCTGTCTTTGTTGCCTAGTCTTATGTTGGCGTCTAGAACTCTTAGAGAGGAGAAGTAACTCATAGGCACATGGAGCAGCGACCCGAACCTGTTGAATACGGGGATGGAATTATCGTGCTTGGATAGGTATCTTAGCGATGTTATTAGATTGACCCCGTTGAAGTTGGCTGCTAGGAACACATTGCTATGCTGCCTCCTCTGAGAACTGTTAACGGTGTTTAGCGGATTTCCTATAGATACCGATGTGATAGAGCCTGTTATGCTGTCTCCCAGTCTCATGGCTAAGTCAGTGGTTCTGAATCCGACATCTACCGTCTGCCCGAATCTCACAGCATCTTCATCGAAGCCTATGCCTCTCAATGTCTTGCTCTTCATATTTCTTAGTTCTATACGCAAGCCTTCATCAGTTGAAGTAGTGGTCTTACCCAGTAGTCTCTTACCATTATCGATTGCACCGTAAAGGAGAGGGGTACTTGCATTCTTACCCTTGCTTCCGTATATCGCGTTTTTCAAAGTGTGTCCATCTGTCTCTCTGTGAGTAAGATATGCAGTTGACTCACTCTCGACAAGAGAATATGCTTTCTCAGTGGCTAGGTCGTAGTTCTCAGCGTTGTTGTTCTCTATCGTGACCTTGCTGCCCTCGCTGCTGCTCTCTACTTTCGCATAGTGCAGTGCGTTGTCTACGAACACGGGCGCTCTCAACTTCGTGGCCATGGTGTCAAGCGACGAGTCGAAGCGTCCTTGTGTTGGGGTTATTCTCACCATCATGCACCATCTCCACTATGGTCTGATGTGTTGAAGTTTATATCGCCCTTGTGTCCTTTCCCGTGTAGCGCCTGACTGAATCTAGGTTTGACCCTGTAATCCATTCTCATAGATGCAGTATCGGTATCTATTACCTGTCTTCTCCTAGGTGCATCTGAGCGATGATGTTGGAGTGTGTTGTCTGTGATAGTCGCCGTAGTTATGGTTGATAGTAGACTGGTACTGTCGTAGTCCGATGCTTCCGTACCGGGTATCTTAGGGCCTTTGCTTTCAGGTACTTGTAGAGCAGAGTCCCATTTAGAGAATATAGGTATGTATGGGCCATTGCTATCGGGTATTCCTCGTCCAGTAGGTAGGTTGTCTATTCCCGTTCTTCCACCGGGCGTCTCATATGTGAACATCCCATACTTCCCTCCCGCTGTTGCTCTCAAGTAGTTCTGAGCGTATTGCGGTGATGATGAGTGCAGTGAGTCATGTGGTCTGAACACCTCTACGTATTTCACATCGAGTAATCGTATGGGTCTGAGTAGGAAGCGTACCAACGAGTCACTTTCGTTGTTTCTCGCTGTATTGCTAGAAAAGGTCGAGTCTTGATATGGATTGCTAGTATTGGTACTTCCAGTGAGATTGGCAAGCCCCCACCCAGTATCATCGAACAACCCTCCGTAATTGAATGATTCAAGCATGTAAGAACCACCGTACGGCCTGAATATATTGGTGTGAGAGTATTTCTGCACACTGTTGATTGGAGAACCTCCTGCTTGCCTTGCGAAGGAGGTTGCCGTGTATTCTGCGTTGCTCAGTGTGGATGCTCCTGACAATAGGTTAGATGCTCCTAGCAGTGTGACCCTCTGACCCACGTTTCTGTCTGTGTGTAGGCTATGCGCTTCGGTATTGATTACGATATGACTCTGCTCCTTGTCCTCGCTCACTTCTGCATCTAGACCTATTCTCGGGCTGCTTCGAGATATCGCTGATTTATGGGGAGTGTCTCCTACTATCTTTTCTACCCTATCGCTCACTACCGCATCGAGTTTGATGAGTCCCTTGTCGTCTATACCCAATCTAGCGCTGATACCTCGTTTTACCTCGTCGTTCTGAAGCAGGTCATCCCTAGGTCGCAGTAGCCCATCACCGAAGAGCGGCTCTGCCGTATTATGACTCAACACTATACCTGTCTTGCTTATTTGGTCTGATAGGTCAGTTAATACATCCTCATTCATCATAGTGGGGTATCTGATACCTCTCCCATTACCCATGTCTCCTATTCTGAGAGCATGCGTAGGTGCGAATACATCTACTAGGTCATTGTTGTCACCATTGAGATTCTCGTCATTGTCAGTGCCGCCGAAGCGTGGTATGTTATATCCGGCAGTGAGGCTCACGTTACCATTGGAGAAGTTCACTAGCCCCTTCAGGTTGAAGATGGGCTTTGCGTCGTTCCATATCCTGCGATACGGGCTTCTGTTGTTTCTTCTGTCATACTCGTACGCATCACCTGCGTCCCATGCTGGGCGTATGCCGAATCCACGCACTGGAGCGCGTCTCACGTCCTCCCCACGCTCGTTGCCCCACCAGTCCACCAAGTAGTGCTGCGAGGCTATGGATAGGCTCGTAATACCTAGCCCGTTGACATCGCCCCACCAGTCCCTTCTGACTGCACTGGGGTTGCGTATCGTCCGTACGGGTGTACCGAACGGTCTAGTCATCCTACGACCATCGCTGTACCTGACTTGCATCTCCTGCTTGTCATGCCCCAGCATGCCGGCGAAGTTCGTTTGCCTCTCCATTACACCTACGTATGTGGTTGGGAATGTGCTGTCGCTCGTTCCGTTACCGCCCCATTCCCAGTTTGTGGACTCCATCTGCACGAGTGGCCCGCTGTCTCCATCTGTGGTGTTCTTGCCCTCTATGTTAGCCGCGTTCTCGTAGACCATACGGGCTGGAGATAGACCGTACCGTGGTCTGTTAGTGGCTTGCAGTACACCGAAACGGTGACCGTACGCTCTTCTCTTGTTTGCTGTGTTGCTACCTATCACCAAACCTACGATGTCCGTGCTGTCTCCGGGAGCACTGCTACCTCTGTATACGCCGTCATCGTCATGGTCTACGAACTCGTACTGGGCGCTTGATGAGAAGTTGGCTCTCTGCGATGTCAGATGCGTGTTCCATGTCGCACCCACCATGGAGTAGTACCCCAAATCGCTGGCTTGTGCACCACCACGGCTACCGCATGGCCAGTATCCTGAGAGCATGATGTTAGTACCACCTGCATCCTGTTGTGATAAAGCGCTACCAACCACTGCTGTTCCGTCTTTGAGGAGGACGCTGGGTGTCCTGATTAGGAAATCGAATGGGCCGTTGCTTATCGCATATGAGAAATCATGGTAATGTATGGTCTCGAAGTGCTCAGGTAGGCTGTTGTATGGCTTCTTGTCTACTGCATTGCCTCCGAATGTGGTTCTGCTATCTGAGAAGTATGTGTTAGGTCTACCTAGATTATGATGCCACATGCATAAAAACGCATCAGGTACATATCCTGAGTTAGTATCACTATTACCTGATATGACATCATCTAGTATATTTGCGAATATGCTTTTCTTTTTATCTGTAATTATAGTACCAGTAGGTATATTGTTGAATGCGCTGGACATTCTAAGAACCGCTCCATCGAATAGATTCGTCCAAAATGCATCATTACCTCCAGCAACCTGTATATAGTCGCCCTTGTTTATGTCGAAATTGCTTCCACTGCGGTTTAGAAGCGGTTTAGAATACTTATTACCGTTTTTAGCAGTATACTCAACTACCTCAGAATAGTAATTTTTGAGAGGGAATAGATTAGCATTGTCAATTTGTATTCTACCATTGCTTGAATTGAAACTAATTACAGTACCTTTTGGTATTATACTGGTACTTTGCATATTACCTGAGTATATATCTATATATGCAGAAGTATATCCATTAATTGTCAACTGTTTTCCTATACTTCCAAATGTATTTCTACATATATGATAATAATCGTGAGGTGTATATTGAGACATTTTCAAAAATAGACCTGAATTACCTGATGGGTCTTCCTTATGCAATATACTCCACCAAGGTATATTCAAGGTATATCCGGGTGTAGCAGGACTGAACATCGCCGAATATGGGAATCCTCTACGTGTAAATGACGGGCTTTCTGTCAATTGCACGCCTAACGGGTTGTATGACATCAATGTGGGTATATTCGTAAACTGACTACCCGGGTCGGGATTTATGTCTAGCATTACCTCATTGACGAATACCTCGCATCCCCTGACATCAGCACCNACTTCCTTCGCTAGCACTAGTGTNAAGCCACCCTTCGTGGCATCTTCCTTTATTGCTACGACTGTGTTTATCTGCTGACTAGTTAATTTACCGTGATTGTGATAACCTACTAATTGGTTATCGAATACATTCGGCTGTATTACTATCTGATATGCACCTACCTCAACCGGGTCGGGGAAGTGTCTGCCTAATGTGTAATTACCCGCTGCCTCAAGAACCACACTATGCCCTCCTAGTTTGTTCACATCTCCTGCGTTAGTACCACTGGAAGCCAGTATACCATATCCATCGTATCTAACTCCAGTTTCAAACATCAGTGAGAATGCACCTCCGTGTATGTCGCTTGGGCCGCTCGGTGCAGCGTTTATCGCACTGAAGTTTATCTCAGGCTCTAACGGGTTGATGTTGTCTGTGAGGTTGGTTATGTTCGCCTTCTTGTTGGTCTGAGTCTTCAGGCTATCGAAGAATGCAGTATCCTTGAATCCGGTTCTAATACCGTAGTCAAGCAGATGTCTCTTGTACAGCGACTGGTATGCTGGATGCGCCCAGTGTCCCGGTAGCATGGGCATGGTGGGTGTGACGAAGTGATGNCCCATCCTTGGNAATGGCATTGGTGTCAGTTTGGGTCTGCTATACGCATTGTANGCAACTGAGTCCCCATTGAAGTAGAGAGTCTCTGCCATGTCAGGAGAGTTACCGCTGACTTCGGCATGGTCGCGCATTCTNCTTGCAGCGAAGAATCTCGTGCTACCGGCTGGCACATAGTATGACGGTACTACCTTTACTGTGGCATTTGGCTCGTGTTCCCCAGTAGCGCTGTTCAGGGTGAAGTACTTCGATAGGAAGTCTGCTAGTTCTATGTCTCCTGTGACACCCTTGAACCAATTCTGCTCCGCACCGGATGTACCTGTGCTGGTGTATGACATCACCACGCCTTCCTCGGTAATGGTATCGTAAACCCTGATGAAGCGCCTATTGTCGCTGACTTCCTTAGTACCGAAGCCTGAGTAGTTGAGTATCTCATTACCCGGATTGACAGTGATATTGTTATCGAACACCGGGTTGCTCTTCACAGACGAGTTCATCTTGAGGTTGCCATTGGTGGCATCCCACGACAATACGTTTCCACTATAATTTCTCACGCCAAGCGCATGCGTGTACACGGTTGGGTATCTATGGGTGTGGCTATGTCCCATCTTGGTGACATGGAATAGCAGAGTTCTGTCATGTAACTCGTAAGACGTATCGAGAGGGGCGTTGTTGTTCCACGCACCTATTTGCGAATCGAATGTCACTGGGTCTATCCTCTCCCAGTTGTGGTCTTCGTAAGTGGGTGACATCCTAGGGCCAGCGACTGAGTTATTGAACAGATGACTGGTGTAAGAAGAGCCTAAGTCGGGATGATGCATACCACCGCTTCCTACGGTCTCATTCTGATAGGCTTGTAACGGGTCGAATCCTGAGCGTACGACGATGTTTCCGGGTATGCTGTCGGGGTTGGGAAGCATCACCTTGAGGTTGGGTGCGTTGCCGCTATTGGCCAATGCCGGCGCTCTACCGCCTATGCTTCTGTTAGTCGTTGGCCTGAAACCTCGTATGACAGTGCCCAATGGACTACCGCCCTCTATCTTGTGAATCTCTCCAGTGTCATCTATGACCCCGATTGACCTGAACTGCACCTCCTCGTTCGGTATCATCAGGACGTTGTTGACCGTGTACGGGTTCTTCTTCACCAACTCAGGATGCGATAGTTCCTGCGCTTGCAGCACTGGCAGCATAGCGCCGTTCGTGGTTTCGAAGGTGAACCTGACGTTGCCTAGCAGTTTCTCTCCTGTGGTGTACGCTATGCTGTTTTGTATTCTAGTAGTCCAAGGTACTGCTCCTAGACCCCTCGCATTGGATGAGGGTAGTGACAGATTGCCTCCGTCCATTCTCTTCCACACTATGTTCTCTACGGAGAAGTTGTGTACAGCAGAGTCCTCGTACATTTGGAATCCATTGACATCTCCTAACCAGTACGGTGTCGGGTATGATGCGNTGTGTGCTGTGGTGTACTTGTGCGCTGCTGTGTTCCTCTCAGCGTCATCGCTCTCAAGCAGAGCAGAGCCGANTGAGTGGTCTAGGTCGAAGAGCAGGTCNCCTATCTTGTTGAGGCCGGGCACTGCGTTCTTCAGTTTCCTGTCCTTCTCGCTGCCACTGCTGCCTGTGACTGCTGTGTGGAAGTAAGAGCCTGTGCCTGTCGTATGGGTGAATGTGGTATCTGCCCAGTTGGTCGAAAGTGTACCGTTAGGTAATGTTGTGTTGTCTAATATGAGTGCCTCTACGTTAGGGCCAGCATTAGCCGGTGCGATGAACCTGTCCTCGCCGTGTATCCTCTCGTCCCACCTAGTCGTACCTGCGTGTTGAATGGGGTTGCTGGACTGTCCGTGTACGTGTAGCCAGTCACCAGTGCCCTCGATGCCGTCGTTGTCCCTCTTGCATATCAGGGTAGACTCAGCGTCGTACGACACCACTACGAATGCGTGTGAGTACAGCCCCTGCGGTCGAGTGAGTTCCTCCGGGAGCGTACCGGCGTAGTTCGATGGGTCTGCCCATTGATTGGCATTGCCCGTCTCGTCAGTGTCGTTGAAGTTATACCCATAGGAAGGCCATCCGGCTTTACTGACGGCTTTATGGTTATACTCTGAGTAGAAGTTGGCTTTCTTCATGTGAGTACCTAGGTTGTTCCCTATGCCGTCTATGCTCGGTGTGCTCTCAGGACTACCGAACATCGATGTGACGACTGGTACGTGACTGTGTAGTCCCACTACCGTACCGGCAGTGCCGTACGGAGAGAAGGCCAGCATTGGATGGTAAGCGCCTAGCCCTGCTGCATAGCCGCTGGATGAGGTGGTGCTTGCGTTCTTGGTAACGCTGGTGGTTATCTTGAGGCTGTTGAGATAAGAGTACCTCTCTCCATGCCATCCTACTGCCCCTATCGGACGTGTCCTGTCTATCGCGTCTGCTATGCCTGAGAAGTGCACTTGACACATGTGGTCTCTGCTTGTGGCGTTCTCGTTGTTGAACCTCATAGTACCGGCCTTCGTCCATACGTAGATGTCGTAAGAGGAGTCTATCGAAGGATACGAGTTGGCTGTGAACGTCGATGAGTTCTCTGCTTTGCTGACTCCCTTGAGTCTGTTAGGAGACATGTAGAACTTGACCTTCCAGTCGCTGCCGTCCTTGAGTACCTCCCTAGAGTGGTATGGCGTCCATGCGTAGTCCTCAGAGCCTCCATCATCCTTGTAGAGCCTGAGCCATCCTGATGCGGGTATCTGCTCTAGGTATGCCTGTGTGAATGCGGTAGAGCCGTCTGTTATATTTGATACTATGTTGTATCCGGCATCGGATGAGACGTCGTATGTGGCCACAGCGCCGATGTCTACCCATGCGTATCTGTCTTGACGCATTGCATTGCCCATGGATGGCATGTGAGTTCCTCCCATGGCCTTGAGCGCACCAGCGCCGGGGAAGGCGTTGATGGCCGCTCCCACGACGGTAGCGAGTTCCTCGCCGTTCTGACATCGCGTGCCGTCTACCACTATGTACTCCATCTTGGCATCTGTGACGGAAACCGTGTCTGCTTGGTTACCTCCCTGCCCTCCGAGGTCTACACCTGCGAGGTAGTCGATTATTCTGCCAGTCATGACGCCTGACGCTCTGAATGCAGTGGGATGCACTTGGTTTGCGGCTTCCCAGTGAGGTTGCACTCCTTGATTGCTGCCTCCAGTATTTGCTGCACCCTTGATTCTTGTAGCCTTGCTGGGATGTGGTGGGTTGAATGTGATTTGGTTGTCCATCCAGTGCCCTCCGGGATGGAAGCCCCCATCCATGTGGAACACGGTGTCTGCGGCCATCGCTATGCCGAAGCCTATGGTTGGGGTGTGGGAGCGTGGGAACATGAGAGACAAGTCGGATGCACTCGTTGGGGTAGCATCATTGAACTGCTGTCCGTAGTGCCTACCGTGTGCTGGTCTCTGCGCTAGTTTGCCCTTGTTGGCGTATCCAGCAGGACTCTCCCAGTTGACCATCGCCCTCCAGTGGAATCCAGCCCTAGCATTGTAGTTCGGGTTGCTCGGTGGGGTGAAGTAGAGCGCTGTGTCCATCGGTGGTGGTGGGGATGCCCAGTGGTTGCCGACCTTGACCACTCTGCCGGGATAGGGTTCTATCGTGTTGCTGCCGTTCCCTGTGTCACCGTGTGAGTAGTTCACCGCTCCAGCAGTCGTGGTCTCCTTCATGAATGGGAATGCCTGTCCCGGCCCGAATATCAGGTAAGTCGTCTTGCTATCGATGTCTACACCGTCAACGTGGTCTTCGTATCGAGCGGTCTGATGTGCGAACCTTAGAACGAGTGGCACTGCCTTGGCCTTGATGAGGTCATCGGTCAGGTCGTTGTTGCCACTGGGATTGCTGTACATCGTCGCACCCTTGTCCAAGTCGGGCGACAGCACGTTGTCCTTGTTGAACGCCGGTGGCGTGATGCTCCCCCTGTGCTGATTGCACAGTGCTGCACCGGGGAAAAAGGCGAACATCGCATTCGCATCCAATATGGCGTGACTCGTCGATATCTCGTTGGCGTTCTGCAAGCCAGCGACACCCATCGGCCCATTTGCGTACGGGTGGGTGTAGAATGAGGAGTAGTCGTTTTGCGTACCATCATTTACGTCCATCACTACACCGCTAAAGCCTCCACCGAAGAACAGAGGTACGCTGTGGTCGTCTCCGCTCTTGCCTCCTCTGAAGTACACTATCGGTTCTGACATGACACTGCCAACAGACCTGAGACCTGCGAACTCCCTAGCCCTCTTCGGGTCTGCGAATAGTGAGAATATCACAGAACCGGTAAATGGTGCTTCAGGCCAACTGTCAGATTGTGATTTGTCATCCCACACTAAAAGACTGGCATCGGGAGAAATTGTAGATGTCACATATCTGCTAACTGTGGCAAATATACCATCTCTGAAGAATATCTTCTTTTTCTCACCTACTGATATGTGAGAGCCATTTACATTAGCAGTGCCGCTTTGTGGTGGTATGAATACTCCATCTTTTGATAGATTGCTAGTAAGAAAACGCCTGTCATCCCATTGATACTCTCTTGCTGTTCCCGGCCCACTACCTGCCCCAGTGGCTGTGAATATCGTTCCTGTGTCGTTATTAGCAGCACCTATAGCAGTGAAGTCTGTATTCGGTGTACCTTGCTGAGTAGGATATGACTTCACATTTATGATTTGATATTGTCTACCTGTAATGAAAGAACCTGCATCTACAGAAGGGAATATGATATATTTACCCATAGGATTGTCTATCTTGGGTAGGATATGGTCTCCATAGGAACGAGTGAATCTCATCCCCTTCAGATTCTCCAACCAAGTGCGTGTATTGACTGGCGTGTTTTGGGAATCTACCAATATAGGTGTTGCAGTATTGGCATGAGGCCCTCTTCCCTTGGTTCTTATTTCTAGCAGATTGTAAGGTATATATCCGCAGTCTATCGATTCACCATTATCTATATCTTCATCAGAGACAGCGTGGTAATGACCAGCCGCATCGAGACCGAAATCCCAATCTTCAGTACCTGTCGGCTCGTATGCCCTTTCTAACTCTCCGAACTCCAAATGAGAGGCTTGGATACCCAAGTCTCTCTGTAAAGTAGCGGAATAGTCCATGCTTAATGGTCTAACATTGCTATTGGTGCTGAACGCTCTTATCTTGATTGACTCAGGCTTTATCCCCCATTCGGCGAATGTCCTGCCGTCAGTGGCATACATATTGGTGCAATCGAAGGTAAGACCTTCATCTGAGTTAATTTCATCACCCGCATTTATCGCTGCCGCCATCGCTGCCGCTATTACTTCATCTGTGAGTATGCAAGTCCAGTTGATGGATGGTGATATCAAGTAGTCATCACCGCTAGAAATAGGGGGTGTGACTCCGTAGAACACATTATCTACTCTCTTGGAGTATGAGTATACTTTACCTACGTCTCCTGTATGTACGCTGGCTTGGAATACTCCGTTTTCCTTTGGGAATCCTAAATAGGATAATCCTTTATCGGTATCACTATTATGACCATCTACGTCTGTTATCGTCAATGCTGAATTACTAGAATTATAGGAGACATTCATCACCATTGCCACACTAGGTGATGGTACACCACGCCATTCATTGCCGAACCATTTATGTGTAGTACCGGCGGTTATTGTGCTTCTACCTGTGGATTCACCTGAACCATGCATATGAGCGCCTATGGTAAATCCACCATCTGCAACAGACCTATCATCGAAGAATATGCACACCTCGTCTTCTATCGTGTTTGGTAATATCGTATTCTCGTTTGCTATAGAGTCGCCCATCTTTCTGTAAATCAAGCGAACACCTGATTCGACGCCGACATTGTTTCTGAGTCTGAATCCGTATATCGGCTCTGAGCCTATCGAATCTGATGATATTTGACTAGAAGGTATATGAGAAGAGTATGTAGATAGACTAGGATTACCGTATCTATTCGATTGAAGCGTGTCGTTCTTTTTCCCCATACCATAAGTACCTGCTATGGGACTCCAACCGGGAATACCAGCAGCAACCAATCCACCGAAGTTTATCCTACTCATCGCTCTTGTACCAGTTCTCAGCCCCTTGACTAGGGATGATGTTGACCCTTTCACATCTAATGATTCAAGAGATGCAGTGTTGTTGCTGTTACCGCTGAGCGATTCAGATACTGCTCTAAGTAAAGTAGAATCATCGAAATCAGCAACGCTGGTGACGTCTTCTCCAGTGTTCTGAGTGCTGATGTACTGTTGCAGCGTGGTGACTGGTGCGAATGGTCTACCGTGCTTGTTGAGAGGCATAGGGGCAGGATGCATGTTCTCGCCCTCGCTCTCTTCGGGTAATGCCCAAAAGTTGCGCCATCTACCCCCGTGCCCTATCAGGAACTGAGGTTGGTAGACGGTCTGCCCCTTGCTGTTGTCGAGCCATGCGCAAAAGTTCCTGCCGCTTGCACCCGGCACTGTGCTGTGTATGACGATGGTGAATCCCCTATCTCCATTGAGGTCTTCTACCTCTCTACCTATATGGGCACGAACGTATCCCATGTGAGTACCCTTGTTATTGTCATCCACATGCCAAAACGGAGATGGGTCATGAGCAGAACCTCCTGCTGTTCTAGCATTAAGTGCAGCATGCTGGTTGATGAGTCTGACTACTTCCTCGGCTGCGTTCTGAACGTTGGTTACTCCGTCCCTCTGTGCTACCTCACCCATGTCTACGGTGAGTCTTCTGATGAAATCCATGTTCGTCCATTGCGGTCTCTTGTCTATGTAGTTCAATTCGTGTGATGACAAGTCCAGCGTCTCGCTTCGTATCCCCCTCAGACAGAGGAAGGCAGGGATGACCCTCGTCCCATCAGGAGTGTCGAAGAACGTAGATGGGTCTCTCATAGTATGAGTGGTAGCGCCGGCCTTGACTCTCCAATCAATCAACTTGCCGATGAAGAACTTGGCCTCGGTGCTTTCTATTCTACTGAGATAGTGTAATTTCTCTGCTTTCTTGTATAGAGTCGTGCTGTCATTTGTCCTAGGAGTGGTGCTGTTTCCAATTTTATAACCATCCAACAATCCTCCATAGGAATACCCAGTGTG